TCAACATTGATTCCAAGGCTTGAAAGTTCTTTTACTCTCCAGTATGAAGGTTGAACGTAATCAAGAACCTGCATTGCAATCTCTTCGGGGGACTTGATGATTTCACCAGTATCCATGTCCACAGACATTCTCACAAGCTTCTGCGCAACAACGCTTGCAAGGTCCTTGTGTTGCCATGCTCGGCGCTCATAGGAGCTTTTTTTCTCGACAACTCCACCGTTTTTGAGTTGCACATTTTTGCCGTCAGCGATGAGCTGACCGACGGATACAGACAGGGAATCGTAGACAGATGACATGTCCCTTTTAATCATGTTCATCTCATACAAAATGCCACAAGCATCTTCTACATCTGGTTGTGATTTTATATAGTCATCAAGTTCTCGCTCAAGGTCGAGAATATATTGACGAATATCAGCAATTCTTTCTGGTGTCATATTAGTAGTCCTTATGTAGGTTGTTAATAGTTACTCAAACTACTATAGACACTCTTCCGCGCTGAGGCAACCCCAAACCAGTTAAATGTGTAAAAGCTCCAACAGCAGAGTCAACCTGGTCGTCGTGGTCGCAGGCTTCCGGAAATGAGGAGAACTCGTCCAACCAATCGGACAGCCAGGTTCCACGGACAACGCGAACATTGCCATTTGCGGTAGCCGCAGCAAACGGTCTAGCTCTCGTCACCTTGTCACCAGTTGAGCGAATTGCCGCAAAATCGTAGCCTGGGAGAACATATCTGGCATATTGGTCCATTAGCGCCTTGCCAGATGAGCCTGGTTCCTGCTCCATCCTGATTGGGACCCCTTTGCCATCCTCGTAGGCTGTTCTGGAGATGAGTTCTTCCACCTTCTCGCCCCTGACCCGTGCCTTCTTCACGTCTAAAATATAGGCGATTCCTTGGTCAAATAACATAAGGGTTCCAACGGTCCAGTCAGGATTAGGGTTGGAATGGTTTGGCTCGGTCGCTGCAAGGTCCCAAAACCTTACCGCTCTAGCCGATGAGGTTATTTGGGGTATTTCGTCCGTATCCATGATGACCATAGAGGTTCTGTCGAAAAGGGTACCCAGAGTAGTGCTCCACCAGTCTCCTTCTTCCAGTCTGCGTCGTTCAATGGGGTCAAGGGCCTGTAGGGCTTGGCGGTACGAAACAGCGTCAATTCCAGGGTTGTCTGTCAGCTTGGAGGGAACAAAAATCCGACCTTCGGTTTTTCCTTCAATGATGAAGCGCTGTCTAACCCAATTGGGGGCAGGGTTTGAGGCCGCCCTCATTCGAAGGGGGACGGACGCAAGGGGCCCAGACGCGGGTCGGCGGAGACGGGAGAACATGTATCTATAGTCTGATTCCCTAATTTCGGTGACCTCGTCCATGCCTATGAACTGAAACTCTGAACCTTTATAACGAAGGTAGTCACCAGTGTTGTTTAGGTAGCCGAATGAGACTCTTGCCCCAGAAGGGAATGTCGCTTGAAAACTGTTGTTGTTCCAATGAATATCGTCATAAAGAGCCGCCCACGACTTAAAACGGTCCATAAGCGCTCCAGGAAGCGAAAGGTCGGCAAACGTGCGACGGAAAAGAATTGCAGAGTAATTTGGTACGTCAACGTACTGCAAGGCGGACATCAGGAGGGCGGAAGACTTGCCACCACCGGCCGCTCCACCGAACAATGCCTCAATGGAATTGGTGCGCAGAAAAACCTTCTGATTTATTGACGGTTCCTCTGGGCAAAACGGAGGCATCTTCGGTTGAAGGAACTCGAGTACCTGATTCCAATTTGTTGTCATATTTTATTCGCCTCTCAATACAGTTAAGCACGAAATGCGCTACTGTAGGTGATATGTCAAAAACACCACCAAGAGTCAAAAGTTTATCACCGAGAATCAAATCTTTATTTAAACGGCCTACATTCGCCAATTTGTTCATGGTTTCATTTATACTGTTTACCAGTGTTGGTTCGGCAATGATATTTCTACCCGCCGGATTTATAGTGGCAGGCATAACGTGTGGGTTTTTTGGCTTCCTATTAGGTCTTGAGTAAATATGGCATGGAATCAATCGAGTAATAAATCACTCGCAAATGCGCAGTCCAAGGAGCTTGGACCTGGCGCGCCCGTAGCGCAGAATCCAAGCTACGCAGGAAGACCATATCGAGACTCGTGGGATGTTGAGCGCGCATACCGAGAAGGCATGCAGAAGGTCACGTGGGTGGCTAGATGTATTGATGCAATTGCTGGAAACCAGGCGCGTCTGCCAATCATCCTGCGAAAAGACAACTCTCCAACTGGAGAAATACTCATTGGCAATAAGGCGAAAAACAATTCTTTGCTTGAGGTTTTGAACACTAAATCAAACATTGGCGAAAACTCGTTTATTTTTAGATACAGAATGTCGGCACAGTTACTGCTCGGTACTCGTGGTGTATTCATTGAGAAGGTTCGTGGCAGGGACGGACGAATCATTGGACTCAATCTTCTGCCTCCACAATCGACATCACCAATACCAGATGCAAAAAAGTTTGTTTCTGGATATGAAGTTCAAATGCCTTATGGTCAAAAAGTAATCATGAAGCCAGAGGACGTGTGCTGGATTAGACGACCACACCCACTAGACCCATACCTGTCTCTAACCCCACTTGAGTCTGCTGGTGTCGCTATTGAAATAGAAAACCTTGCAAAGCTCTACAACAGGAACTACCTGCTAAACGATGGAAGGCCAGGCGGTCTTTTGGTTCTTCGTGGAGAAATTGACGACGACGATAAAGAGGAGCTAAAGAGCAGGTTCCGTGGAAACATCGGAAGGGCTGGACACACAACTGTCATCTCCGCTGATGATGGAGTTGACTACGTCGACACTTCTGCCTCACCAAGAGATGTCGCTTACGCGCAGATGCGACAAATTACCAAGGAAGAAATTCTTGCTTCGTTCGGTGTCCCAGAATCGGTAATTGGCAATGCTGCGGGAAGAACATTTTCCAATGCAAGCGAAGAAATACGCGTTTTCTGGATGGAGACAATGCTCCCCCATCTAGAGCCACTTGCTCGCTCGCTCGACGAACTGGATGAAGAGTATTACGTTGACTTTGACACAAGAGAAGTGCCAATTCTCCAACTCTACAAACAAGAGCGAGAGAGGTACCTGATGCAGGAATTCCAATCTGGGCTCATCAGTAACAACGAGTACCGAACCGGCTCCGGAAGAAAAGAAGTAGAAGCCGACCTTGCCGACTCACTGCTCATGAATCCAAACCTCATTCCTATTGCTAACACTAAGAAGAAAATGGAAGATAAGCCGTCCGTTGAAATGGGTGGCGCTCCTGGCGCTCCGGTCCCTGGGGCTCCGATGCCAGAGGTCCCAATGCCTGGAATGGAGGGTCAACCACCACTTGACCCGAACACAATGCAGGGGGCCCTTGCAGAAACACAAGCCCCAGCGGCGCCAGCAGGTCCAGACCAACTCGCCCAAAGCACAATCCCACCAGAAGCACTGGCTGCGGTCGCGACAACTGCAGAGCCAGTTCCAGCGGGGGCAGCTTCTGCGACAACTGGGGAAATGATGTATAAATCCATAGAAGATGAACTTCAATCCAAGAGCACAGAGTCGCTTGATAGGTGGAATGAAATTCTCAATCGGAGTATCGAGAGAGTGGTCGAGAGACAACAGAGAGTTGTCCTAGAGAAGGCAGGCGGCTCAAAAGCCAAGAAATCACTGTTTGCTGGGACGCTAGAAATAGACTCAATCCTGTCCCCTGAAGTATGGGACAAACAGATGGACGAGGATATTAGACCTGTTATTTCGGCGATTATCCAGGACGCTTACAATACTTACAACAGCGCATACGGGAACAAGACCGCCAAGACCATGAACCAGTCCGACCTAAATGCCCAGATAAATTCGCAAATGATAAGAATAAAGAACATAAATATAGAGAATTTTAACAATGTCTCTTCTATTATGTTCAATTCACTTTCGGTGATGGGTGAAGAAGAACGGGCTGCCTCGTTTAGGGGAGCACTCGTGAGCATGTATGCGAACTTGATGGCTAAGCAAAGATTTGAATTAGCAGAGGATGAATCAAGAAGAGCTTGGAAGTTCGGGCAGTTCATTTAGCGAGTTTCAGTAAAACAACAGATTTCCATTTCTTTTACTGAAAGTATTTTAATTTATGGAGATACTTGCTGTGAGCGTGTTCTTTGTTGCTCTAATATCGTTTAGAACCAAGGAGCGCTATGCCAAACTCTAACTTCGGAAACATTCAATACAAGGCCTCGAATGGTCTCATCAAACTAGATGAACTAGAGGGTATTGTCGAATGTTTCGTTTCCGGAATTGGCAATAAAGACTCCGTTGGCGACATCTGTGCTACTGGCGCATTCGCCAAGAGCCTTCAACGCCGCAAGCCTCGCGTTGTCTGGGGCCACAACTGGAACGACCCAATTGGTAAAGTTCTAGAAATTTACGAAGTCCCAGCATCGGACCAAAGACTCCCAATGAAGATGAAGATGGCTGGAATTGGTGGTCTGTACGCAAAGGTGCAGTTCAACCTTCAGTCAGAAAAAGGCAAAGAAGCGTTTGCAAACGTCGCTTTCTTTGGCGAAGAGCAAGAGTGGTCGATTGGGTACAAAACCCTTAGAGCGCAGTACGATGACAACCTTCAAGCAAACGTCCTCTACGAAGTAGAACTCTACGAAGTATCACCTGTTCTTCATGGCGCAAATCAACTGACTGGAACAATCTCGGTCAAGAGCGACGAAGAGAAAATGCACGGAATGATGCCTATGGTAATGGGTGCTCCGACATCGCCAGAACCACGACGAGATGGAATCTTCGACGAAGGTGTTTCGCAGAGAATTAGTGGACCACAGCTTGCTGGCGTAGTTGCAGAACTTTCGCGCCGCGCTGCAGGGCCAGTGATGGTTGTTGAGGCAACAGAGAATTCTGTAGTTTTTGTCAAGCCAGGAAAAGGAAAATTCAGAATTGGATACCACTTCACTGGAAGTGAGTACATGTTTGGTAAGCCAGAACTAATTCATGCAGAACAGCCAAAACCGGCAATTCAATCTGGTCCGTCTCCAATGCCTGGAATCATGGGCAAGCCGAACAAGCCTTCAACAAATAATCCTGCGATGTCAATGCCTGTTGCCATGAAGCCAGGTAATGGTGGAATGATTATGGTTCCGTTGACCCCCGTTCAATATGAAGGTTCTGAAGACAAAAAGAAACCAGAGCTTGGCGCAGAGGAAAGCGAGCTTGCGGAATCGCTTGTTCGTATTGCTGGTAAGTATGGAAAGTTTGACGAAGATGGTGACGGAATCTGGGCTGGATACTATCCGCCAGCAGAAAACAAAGTAAAAAACATTGGCGTTAAGTGCTCGAATTGTGTCCTCTATCTAGGTGAGGGCAAGTGCAAGATTCTCGACTTGAAGGTGGAGGATGAAGGCAAGTGCAGATTTGCAATTATCCCAGACGGAGTTGTGGTCGGATTTGGCAAAAAAGAATACAGCGACATCCTTGATGATGAAGAAATCAAGATGATTGAAGATATTGAAGCCAAATACCCTGGTGAATTTATTCTTGGAACCTTCAGAAATCTTGTTAAGAAGCGCAGAAAGAAGCGCAAGTCATACAAGACTCTCGATGAGTGGGGCACAGAGGAGCGCGAGCTCGAAGAGAAGGGTCTCGACCCATTCTTGGCGCACGAGTATTCATATGTCATCCCAGTTAATCCTGAAGATGCTTTTGAGTTCAAGTCAGTAATTGACCCAGTTCTTGATTATCACAGAATTGATACCATCGTTAATGAGTACGGGATTGTAATCAACTCCCCACTAAGCCAGGAATCAAAGGATGCCATCAGCACTGCTACGGCTTCTGCTTATAGTTTTTTAAAAAAAAAAATAGCCTCTGAGGATATAGAAGAAAAAGCACTCGGCCGCAGAATTGCTGGTCGTGCTATTGACAGACCTAGTATCGGCGGAAAGAAGCGCCGTGGTGGACGCGGGATGGGAATACCATCTGGCGACCTTGACCCACGTACCCGTAGAGACAGCAACCTCGACGGAACACTGTTTGACAATGTTCCTGGATGGGAACAGCCAGACCCAACTCCAAGCGGTCCTGGTTCAATCGATAACCCAAAACCATCTAAGCGCCAACTTGCTGACGCTAAAAAGCCAGATGGAAAAGAAAAACTTTCTAGCGGAAAGAGAAATGAGCGTAGACACGCAGACCGCTCCGCCGACATGGAAAAGCAGTTTCCAAACGCCGAGGAAAATCAAAAGCGCATAGACCACGAAGCAATCGCCAAAGCATGGGAAGACCAAGGTCTTGGATGGGAAGAAGTCCCTCGCTATAACGCAGATAAGAATTTTAGTTCTGACTATCTTCGCGGTCGCGAAATTGGTGTCAACCAAGCACGTGTCATGTGGGATGGCGACTCTGTAAGAAAGCGCCCTGCAAAATTCAACGAAAAGGCAAAGGCCTCGCAAGAGTACAGCAACTGGTATTCAAGCTATGCAAAATCAGTTAGCGCTTACCTTGACGCACACAGCAAGGATGACTCAGATAACTGGGACGGAATTGAGTCTGCATTAAAAGATGACGTTAAAGCCAAATACCCAGACACACAGGACTGGGCGAAGGATGATATCGCCACCCTGAATGAGTACCTAAACGACATTGGTCTTCTCGATGGTGTTCAAAAGCCTGCACCCAAAAAGAGTCGTGATTCACTCTCATCGGGCAAAAAGAAGCCACAGGCTCCAAAAAGGACTACAGGCAAGCTTTCTTCTGGTAATGAGAATAAGCCTGCACCAAAGAAAGACAGAGAAAATCTTTTTTCCGGATTCTTTTCAACACCCAAGGACATGACTGATGAGGAATTGCTTCGAGAGCTCTCGTATGTTGACTCTAGATTCGGTGGTGGACCATTCGGTCGCGGTGTTGATTCGTTCGGTAGGCGTGACTTTGCCGCCGAAGAGCGACGTGACCGTGAGCGCATCAGGTCAATCAGGTATGAATTAAGTACGCGTGGAATATCCGCTAGCGAAATCAAAAAGCGTGACCCACTCATCATTGGTCGGTCACGTCTCTCCTCAGGTGCAATTCCCGATTCAGTTAGACAGAAAAAACGTGGTTCATCATATGTTTCTGCCGAAGAACCGCTTCGTGAAGGGGCAAGAATTGGCGACTTCGTAGATGATTCTAATGGCGAATATCGGCCAAGTTTGTCTATTGAGCCTTGGAGTCGATTAACTGAATCCGAAAAGAAGACGACTAGAGACTACCTACTTAAACGGAGCGTTTATAGCGATTATTTTGGCAAAATGCAGCAGGACGGTTCGACATCTGAAGAAATAGAGGATGAATTTGCAATAGCTCATGACGAACTAGTCAAAGATAATCTAAGAACGCTTGAAAAAATACTTGACGATGTAAGCGGCGATTATTACGATGCGGCAGCAAACAGTTTGAAAACGACCAATCCAAGCCTGAGCGAAGATGAGATTGAGGAACTTCTCGTTGATTCAGGCATATCAGAATCTGATTTTATAAATCTTTTTAGCAAGAACATGGATGGTGACGAGTTAGCCTCACTGGCAACCGACCTTGAAAAGATGCGCGAACAAGTTGCAACTATCCTCAAAACTTCTACCTCAAAGCCAGGCAGCAACCGCGACAATGGTGGAAGACTTTCTTCAGGTGCAAAGAAGAAGCCACAAGCTTCGAAGAGGACTACGGGCAAGCTTTCTTCTGGTTCCGAAGACCGTAATACCAATTTGTCTTCCGGTCGAAAACTCTCCGACAAGGAGGAGATGGATGCTGCAGACGAGAGTCTGCAAAAGCTCCTCAATGGCTTCGATGGATGGGATGATGAAGAATGGGAATTTGACAATCAGCTAGATGCATCGGTTGAAAGATGGGCTTCAGCAAATGAGGATATGCCATGGATAAACCTTTCTGTTGAAGAAATGATTGATGAGATGTCTGTGGATGAGTCCGTAGAAGGTCAAAACAAACTTGCGTTCCTTGAGAATTTGCAGCAAGCCCTATTCGACGCACAGTACCGCGCAAATTTTATGTCGGACGAACAAAGGTCCAGAGACAGGCTTGAAAGAAGCGTAAGAAGAAACCAGAGCGATTTTGATGATGGTGGCAGACTTTCTTCTGGCGGCAAGGACAAACCAACCCGAGAAGAGATATTGGCTCAACGCCTAAAAGAAATTGATGGACTTTCTGCCGAGAGAGGATACATAGCAAGAGGAATTAGTCGCGGTCCACAGGATAGCGACCTTCAGCGCGATATGTATGAAGAATTTGCAAGGTACGGTAACTCCAACGATGTTTGGGACTACCTGAACACCAAATACGGTGTTGAGAAATCTGACTACAAATATGGCCCTAGTGACCGCGAATACGATGGTGAAAATTATCCCAATTATAATCTCAGTGGCGCAATAAACGACTCCATGTCCGAAGAGGACATGCGGAACTTTTTGAAAGCAGAGGCCGAATATGAGGCCAGCCCAGACTACGACTTGTACAAAAAGGGAGGCCCCCTATACGACGAGTTAAACAAAGATAGCAAGCTTTCCTCTGGTCGTTCTGATGGCTTGCCAGATGCTGGTGATGACGATGATGGCCTAGAAGATGAAGCCTATTACAGAGAAACGGAGCGGGAGCTTACGAGTGCTCTGATTGATTTCGGTTCAAGCGAGAATGAAGCAAAAAGAGTTCTTGAAAACTGGTACGACAACGATTCCCGCCAGAACGAGTACCTGTCTGAATACAAAGAGGATGGCGACGACTTCAGTACAAACTTTGCCAGAGCTGCAATAGCCCTGTACCAAGATAACCAGGAAACTCTTTACGACAACCGTCAGTCAAGAAATCTTTCGTCGGGAAGAAAAATAAACAAAGAACAACAAATAATTTCTGACAGAGAAATATTCGAACGCCGCATGGGTGGAGAGACACTTGCCGAAACTGGTGCTGCACTCGGTATGAAGCGTCAGGAAGTCCGTCAAGCAGAGTTACGCCATATCTCCCGTCAGCGCGGAGCGCAGCAGAATCTAGACCTCGATGACATTGAGGCGTACAGAGAAGACCAGGCACGCATGGCTGCCGAAGAAGCAGCAGAACTGTCCTTCAATGAGGCGGTCTATAACCGTCGCATGGGAGGGGAATCTCTTGCTGAAACAGCCAAGGCGCTCGGCATGACGCGTGAACAGGTTAGACGTATAGAGCAAACACACCTCCAATTAATGCGCGACCAAGACAAGGAAGCAAACTATTGGTTATCAAGACAGGGTGGGGATGTTCTTGGGTCTGGGAAAAAGAAGTACGTAAGCCCAATCGGAGATATGAATCCTGGACAGCGTTTGTCTTCAGGAAAGTTGGACGAAGTTTATAGAAGCGTCCAAGAGCAGCTCATCGAACAAATTCAAAAAGCAGAGACAGAAGGTGGCAAGTGGGAATTCCCTTGGCACAGAGATGCTTCTCTTCCGCGTAACGCCATGAACAACAATCGTCCATACTCTGGAATCAACTCACTGATGTTGATGTTCAGAAAAGACGCAATGAATTACGAAACCGGAATATGGGCTGGTTTCAACCAGTGGAAAGAAAAGGGCGGAACAGTTCGCAAGGGTGAAAAGGGAACGATGATAATCATCCCGACAATCATTCCTGCAAAGAAAGATGCCGACGGAAATGAAGTCAAGTCAGGTTCGGTCTTCTTTAAAACAGGGCATGTATTCAACCTTGACCAGATAGAAGGAATTGACAAAGAGCAATTCAAGATGCCGCAACTCTCGGAAGAAGAGCGCGTTGACGAACTCGAAAAAGCACTCTCGGAAGTTGGTGCAATAGTCAATCATGTCGGTGACAGAGCGTTCTATAGACCGTCTACAGACGAAATAACGCTCCCTCCATTCTCCTCTTTCAAGAGCAAGGAAGCTTATTACGCAGTTTTTGCTCACGAGTTAATGCACTGGACTGGACACAGGGACCGTCTAAACAGAGACCACCTGGGTGACTTTGGAAGCCCTGAGTACGCACAGGAAGAACTCGTTGCAGAAATAGCTTCGGCATTCTTTATGACGGCACACGGCTTAACTCCAGAGCCAAGAGAAGACCACGCTCAATACCTTGCTTCATGGTTGAAGAAACTTAGGTCAGACCCAGATGCTCTAAAGAGCGCGTTTGAGCAAGCACAAAAAGCTCACGACTTTGCAATAAGCAAGTCACCATCGATGAGTAAGAAACTCGGCAAAAAAGTTGCTGAGGCTGGTGTTCTCCCTGGGAATGGAGACTCCTCATATGGGGGTATCGCT